TGACCAGTTATGCCCACCGACTTTACGCTTGGGGCTTGGTGTGGTGAACAGTTTACGTCGAAGCTGATGCGACTCCAACGAGAGTCTTCTGCTTTCGGTTTGAGATGATTGAGCCATGGGGTTTCAATAATAAGTTTCTGTAAAAAGATTGACATGTTATCGGCACGTTCTTTAGACGCCGATATGATCATAATTTTTCTTTCAGGATCTTTAAAGAGAGTCCAGAGGACGAAGGCTCCTGTGATCCAACTTTTTCCAACGCCACGGAAAGCTTGGATCTGAAGCCTCTTAGGGCCAAACTGAAGATAGTCTGCGATTGCATATTGAGCACGGGTAGGTGAGGGTAAGTCAAGTTGTTCCCACAGAGCTTGTAGAAACAGTTTAAAGTCGTCTTGAAGGGCGGTTACTACGTTTGTCATATTAAGTTCCTAAGCCCCAAGGTCTACCTGGACCACCATATTGAGCATCTATATTCATTTGCTCTTGTTCAGCTTTAGTTAATTTCTTAGGTTTCTTAGGTTTCTTAGGTGTTTTATTAGAATTAGGTTTATAAATAGCACCTTTACCATGCTCTTTTTCAATCTGTTTCTTCACATTCTCAAGAGCACGGTCTGGATTATTCCATCTAGCTTCTGTATCTTGAGACTTCTTTGCAGATTGCATCAATTGTAAAGACATATTTATTAGTTCCCGTTCTCTTGCATCTGTAACGCCTGCTGCTTGAGGAAATGCCATATCAAGAAGTGCTAAACCTCCAGTACCAACAAGAGTTTTAGCAGTAGCACCAGCTCCTGCAATTGTTTTAGCGATTGGAGCAACTTTTGATACAACGTTTTTGACTAATGGTTTAACACCAGGTATATTATGATAACCTGCTTTAAGACCTTTAAATGCAGCATCACCTATAGCTTCTTCTATAACAAGTCTAGTAGCAGCATCAGTGAATCTACCTTCATTCATAGCTTGTCTAAATTTAGGATCAAGCAGCATTGACATAGCACCAGCTGTGCCATATTTAGTACTTAATTGACTAGCTAACTGCTCTGGTGACTGAATTGCAGTTTTTATACCTTGCATTTTCAGGTGATTCACTAGACCAGTAGTTTGGGCTAATAGGTTATCAGCTGAACTAGCTATATTATCTACTGCACCTTCAAAGAAGTTAGTTTGTTGGGTTAAAGCAGCAGTACCGTCACCTTGTATTTTCATATTACTAGGAAATAGACTTTCTACACGAGAATCTGTAATTAAACCAGTTTGAGGTTTAGTCAATGGTCCTAAAGATTTAGTCACCTCAGCACCGTGTTTCCAAATACCTTCTACTTTCGGAACTGGAGTTCTTTTTAATGTATTTGTTAAATCAATAATAGCTTTTTGAGAATCTCCCCCAAAGTCTTTTTTAGACCATCTGTTTAAGATCTTTTCTACAGTATCACCAGAAGCTGTACCAGTTTTATCAATAAGTAGATTAGGTTCAGCTAACTGTAAACCTTTAGCTACATCTGAGCTTGCTGTAGCACCTGGATGAACTGATGTACCTCCAGTACTCCCAGCCCACCAAGCATGAGCCATTCTATCTTGTAACTCTTTGAATAAAGCTTCATTACCTTCTAATTTTATACCTTTCTCTTTAAATAAACCTTGGACTTTAGCACCAAAACTTTTATGAGCAGCAGGGTCTATATATCTAATAAACTCTTCACCGATCTCATAGCCTTGCTCTAAAGCCATCTTTTTAAAAGCTTGTCTATAATTAAGATCTTTACCTAATAAAGCTTCTCTAAGTGTAGATAATGCAGTAGGATGGTGACCTACTTTACCTTTTATGGTTTTGCCGTAGTATGATATTTTACTATCCCATGCTTCTAGAACACTTTTTAATTTATCATTTCTACCAGGCTCAACATTTAATATCTCATCTAATAAACCTTTATCAGCATAGAATTCAGGATCAGTACTAACTAAACCTCCTAAACCTCTATTTAAAGCTTTGATTTCATTTGTACTATCGTTTAATCTTCTATAAAGAGTAGCAGCGGCTTCAGCTTCTTTATTATTTGCAAACTTTGCTGGATTTTTAAGATCTTTAATACTAACTTTTCTTGGATGAACAGAATCTTGAAAAGCTTTAAATCTTTCTTTTACTTGAGCTCTTAAGTCTACTGCTTCTTTTAAAGCTGTTTGAAGCTTCTCTTCAGCAGCAGTAGCCATCAATTGAGCATAATCTTTCTCTGAATTCAGGACTTTCACTTTAAGTCCTCCGTCTAGATCTGTTTATACTAGGCTTTTGAAGGCTTCCGCCTTTCTTTTTCCTTGAATCATGGGCAGCATCTTTACCATCACCCACCTTACCACCTAGTTTTTTATCTAATTTAGCTGACTCAACACGTAGTTTGACACCTTTCTTAGTTTTATTATAAGCTTTTTGTTGGGCTTTGTAGTTTCCATTGGCGTATTTAGCGCCACTAGACCGAGATTTTGCCATACATACTCCTCTTCACGAGTTCGGGATCTACTTTTGGCATAACATTAGCTAGTTTATCCAAAGGATTACCATCATATGCTACACCTGTGACGTCGTTTGTCTTCAGCCAGTCACATGCTGCTTTAAGTTCATGGGCTGAAGCCTCACCACTCTTAACCCGTTTAAGGAATTCAAGAGTGACAAGGTTATGTAGCTCATTAAACTTCTCTTCAGAAGCTTTGTTTGCCATTATTCTTCTTCAGCTTCTTTCTTTGCAGCAGCTTCTTTAGCTTTAGCAGCGTCTGCAGCTTCGGCTGCCTCTCTTTCTGCTTTTAATTCTTTAGCACTTTTGTTAGCGTATGTCATTTGTCTAGTAGTTTTTCTTTAATAAGTTTAACAGCTTGGTCATCGACTTTATTATCAGTTCTAGCTGCAGCAACTGCAAGTAGATCTATAATAAGGTTTTTGACAGCATCTGTCTGTACAAATGCAATTAAGAGTGGTTTAATCAGTACGATCATGGTGTTTCAGTGGATTGTTTTTCTATTAATGAGACAATAGGGACTACATCGCTGCACATATGCTCAACACGTGAACCTGGTCTAAAGGTAAAGCCCTTAGTCATTAGTTCAGCGCATTTCAAAGAACGTACAAGTTCATAGTCTACCCTCATCTTTTCTTCTTGACGTTTAGCTAGTGATTTACATTGTTCTACTGTAGTACCATCTAGAGGTACCATGAAGTTCAATTGAGCTCCATAGTTCCATCCTCTAGAATAACTTTCAGGATCATAAGGTTTATTCTCACTAGCTAGCCAGAATGGGGAGAAAGTCATAGTAGCACCATTGCAAGCAATAGCACGACCATTATATCCTCCCATCTGTTGCCTACTTGGGGCGCCATTATTTTGGAATTGTACAGCTTGATTGGTTACATTCCCAGTGGCAGTCGATTCTGGCGCCGATGTATTGTAGGTTTCGTTTCCTTCAGCATAAGCTGGGTTTGCTACTGTGAGAAGACCGATAAGGAAGTAGTAGTAGCGTTTGTTGTGATTGCTCGATCTATGTCGATTGTTTCTAATAATACTAAACCAGTTGTTGCATCGGCTGCTCTGGTTACTGTTTCTAGTTGAAAGTCTTCTCCAGCTGTAGTTATTTCGAAGATAGCGTCTGAAGCTGTTATACCTCCGCTTGAAGCTGAAGTAGCTGTAACATTGGTTCCAGTCCAGCTGTTCAATTCTCCGCCATAGACTTTCTGTTCGACGGTCTCTGTGACCGTCTGAACTGTTGTGGTAGTTGCGTTCATACTTCCTTGAGTAAACGCGGGTGTTATTTGATTCGCTCTCGCCACGGAGGGGGATAACAGTGCTAAGAGAATTAGCCATCGTTTCATTCTTCTTTCTTTTTAGCCATAGGACAGTTTATGGGTGTTTGGTTTTTACCTTTATTATTACTAGTAGACAAGCCAAAAGTAGCAAGTGCACCAGTAAACACGCTGGCAACGAACGTGATATCGCCACTAGACCCCTTCTTAATCATCGGGAGTTCAACGTAATTTAAAGTTATGATAAATCCTGCCCAAACCACAACTCCGAGCCTTACAAAGGTTCCTAGGATCTGTATCTGAGCTTCATTATCTTCTGCTGCATCTTTTAGTTTATGCAGTAGATTCTTCTTTTGTGGTGTTTCCATTCAGTTTCTTTTGAATTCGTTTAGCTAGTTGCATTATTATAGGCTTGAATACTTTAACACAGTGTTTAAATAAACTAGTAGCAGTTAAAGTAGCAGCTACTGAAATGAAAGCTGTAGTAGCTGCTGTTACCATTATCTCCTCTTGAGGTATTGGTATTGTAATATCAGTAAAGGGTACATTAACCCTTTGTACCTCAGCAGCGGGTTCATTATCTTCCTCATCTTCCTCTGTACCAGCTGGACCCCTTAGGGCACCAGAAGGTACTAACATAGGTTTAAAAGAGGGCAGATCTGCCGTTGGTACATCCAAATTAGGACGTGGCAGATCTGGTACATTAGGTAAAACTTGTGGAGGAAGTTTTAAGGAGGGTAGAATAGGTGGTTCCATTTAACCAGTCCATGGTTTAGGATCTTGTTCCCATGTTATACCACCACCTGGTACAGCATCTCTTTCTGTTTGTCTTGAAAGACGTAACCAATTAGCTGGATATTTAGTACCTGCTACATCTGTAAAAGGTTTATCCATCCGTAAATCTTTTCCTCTGTATCTATATCCCATTATCGAGCCCTCGCAGTTTTAAATGGATGTTCGGCAAAAGCGAAATATACATGTGTTTCAGCTCTATTATGTCTAGTACCATTATTTGTAATTCTAAAACCATTACTTAAGAAATCTATTGTAGAATCTGAAGGAGCATCACCAGCAGCAGAATGATGATCTACATAAAGCTCTTCACCAACTGGGTTAATAAAGCTATCTCTAGCTATGTCAAGTGTTGTCCAATTTGCTGTTCTATCAACATTACGGGTCGTGACATATTTAGGTCTGAAACCACAGTAAATAAAAAGTCCCTCAGAAGAAGCATTACCTTCATAAGTACCAAACGCACTGAACCCATTAATCGGAGTCCACGCATAGAACATCCAATCTCCGTCTGTAATATTATCGTGGGTATAAATTTTAGTATTATCTGGAGCTTGTGAAAATGTACCTGTACTAGAGCTGCTTCCAGTACCATCGGATTCAAAGTTTAGATAACCACCTCCACTATGTATAGCATCAAAATAAGTATGCCAATGTGAATCAGCGCCTATTTTTTTAGATACAATAAACTCTGGCTTAGCATTTAAACCATGACCAAAGTTTGTGTTAGCTGCGTCAGTGTCTACTTTTGTAATACTAAAACCAGCTGTAGCATTTACCCATTGATTAGGACTTGAAACGTTTACCGTTCCATCATTATTAGCTCCACCAGCTGAACCAGCATCCCACGCCCACGAAATATAAGTTTTTCCAGATTCATTTGAAGTACCTGAATCTATATCGTCAACAGTAAAGCCATTGGAATTAAAAGCTGATATATGGGCTTCAGATAACGATTGAGTATCATCGTTTGGAAAGAAAACTTCACTAGTACCTCTAATAGCATCAGCAAGTGCACCCCAGTTACTATGACTTCTACTCTTAACCCAAACTAAGTCAGGTTGGAATGGAAGAATTATATCTTGTGTACCACCTGTACCAGTATAAGTTTTTATATCAAAGTACTTACTAGGATTATTTAGATTATCACCTGAGAATGTATCAGGAATAGCGTTAGTAGACCAACCTTTAAAACCACTTGGTAAATATTTAAATGAACGTTGACCAAAGTTAACCCGCATTCCCATTCCATCTGCGTCACTTCCTCGATATAAGATTGGAGTCCAAATACCTTCTTTTATGGCAGAAGAGTTTATATTGCCTTGATCTACACCATCCAATGTGACATAGATCTCTCCTCCAGTCGTTGTGTCATCTGAAAAATCAACTGCAAAGCCCATTACTTTGCCATATACAGCATTGGTACTGGCATAACTATTATTTCCACTATTAGCATCAGCCTCGTAAGAGCTACGCCAAGAATCATTCCTACCACTAAAGTTATAGGTATTAGGTTTCCAAGTAGAATCCGCTTGGTTTGGATTTAATGAAGTATCGCTATTAGATGAGTAATGACGTTTTTGAATACCAAAACCATAGGCTGCTCTATCAGAATCTGTTAGCTCTACTTCAAAGTAAAGCTTAGCTCCAGAAGAAGAAGGCACTCCAACTGTTCCAAAACAATGTCCGTAATGATTACTATTGGCTCCAGATCCACTTGATTTAACTACTAAATTACCTTGACTAAATACAAAATCAGGAGCACTAGTGAAAGGATTTAAAGTGCAGTAGTTTCCATGCACATTGCCGCTATCGTCTTCATAATTAGTAGGCGAATCATTTAGAACATCTGTCTCTGTACTATCTAGAGTACCATCACCGATAGCAAAGTAAAAATATTCAGCACTATTTGCATTTATTTCGTCATTACTAGAAGTAACATCAAACCCCTTACCTGTAAATGCAGCATAAGCAGGACTTGTTGAACCACTTGCATAGTTAACATCTGGCCAAAGTCTATGACTTGTACCTCTAGCACTATCAATCATAGCCCATTTAGCATTATCTGCATTCTTTTTCACCATAAGGAATTTTGGCTTAAAACCACAGGTAATACTTGGTCCTGAAGTTGATCCATTTCCAGTAAATTTTCCAAAGTCCGTTATCCCAGTCACATCTGCAAAACAATATGCTACATACGTGTGACCACTAGTATTAGATAAGCTGGCTACTCCAATAGAAAATACATCTGCTGTAGGGTCTGTACTATTCCAAGTTGATGTTGAGGTAGGACCGTCTTCAGAAAAACCTAATCTATTGCCAGCACCTGCTTCTACATGGTAAATACCCCAATTTTCAGCAGCATTTCTTTTCTTGACAATAATCATCTTTGGAGCTTTTCCGAGTCCGTGACCGACGGTGGCATTTGAACCTGTTCCTGTATAAGAAACAACAGAGAAAGACTTATTACTGTTAGCAGACACAGAAGAAGTTATTGAACCATCTGAATTACTAGAGGCAGCACCTCCTGCTTTGAAAAACCAACCAACATAATCTCGTCCACTATGGTTGGTATCACCCGCTGGATGACTACCATTTGAACCGTTAGTAAGGGTAACTCCGTCAGAGTTATAAGCGCTTACATAACCATATTCACTTGTTGTGTCTTCTGCTTCATTATCATGTGTTTTTAACGATTTCTGCGACCCTCTAACAGAATCAAAAACTCTATGACCAGCAGTAGTAGTAGTACATTTAATCCATGCTAAGTCTGGTTGAAAACCAACACCAGTTAATGATCTGTTACTACCATTACCACTCCAAGTAATTGCATTAAAGCTTGTAGCGGCATCAGCTGAACCATAATCACTTTCAACAAGATTATTTACAGTGAAATCGTTCCTGGTTGGTGGTGTAAAGTTAGCTGTGTATTTAGCAGTACCTTTGTATATTCTTAAGTCATTTATCCAGCCATTAAATTTATTACTTGTACCACCTACTCTGCTGCCAATTTGAACAACTTGATCACAATCTTTTACTGTACCTGAGAAGGCTGTAGTACCTCTAAGTATTCCGTTAAGATATAACTTAATGTTTGTACCTTCTACTGTACAAGCGAGGTGATACCAGTTATTAACTATA